CATAATTGCCCGTGTTGGATGCCGCGCCCTTGTAGCCCGTGTTGGATGCCGCGCCATTGTCGCCCGTGTTGGATGCCGCGCCCTTGTCGCCCGTGTTGGATGCCGCGCCCTTGTAGCCCGTGTTCGGCAACATCTTCTCAATCCTCGCGAACCGGAAATCAATGCAGGCCTTGACAAGTTTGTCAATCCCCAGCCGTGCACCGATAGTGATTTTCTTTGCCACAACCCTTGAATCATCCACTCTCTCTTCACTCACTCCGTCAAGTTCAACCTCGTGATATTCCGAGGTTGCTACATCATAATAATCCAATGTTTCGAGCGGGTCTTCACAGGCGTGGAATCCCTCGTTGCAAAGTTTAACCTCTCCGTCGTGTTCATAAGTCTTGCCCTCCTCATACTGGAAACCTCGGCAAGTCAAGTCTTTGTTAAATCCCTTGTACGCTTTCATAGAATTTAATGTTTTGCTTTCAATGCCACAAATATAGAGCATTAAAATGATTTTACCAAAACTTTTCTACTTTATTTTTTCAAAAACGTAATCGGGAATGTGCAAATCCGGTTTAGGCGAAACCCACCTATCGCAAAGTGCCCCTCCCACCCGATTACGTTAAAATCACTTAAATTCCTCCCTATATCTGAACTTCACACAGACCTCCCACATATTCATCGTTGTACCATAGGCGGCGTGTGGGCATTCAACCTCAGTCCCTGCAACATACTTCCCATATTTGCAGGTATAGCAACATTTTGCTATTCTATAAAACGGTTTCATTTCTTTAATTCTTCAATAAGCGCCTCAGCGAACTCCACCGCCTCCTTTGCCTGAGTTTGTAGTGTTCCCTGCCGCATCATTCTGTCGGAATTTGAAAACCACGCTGCAAGCATATCCTTTGCAATCTCATACCTGCGCTGCTCCCAGTCAATTCCCTTGCTTGTGTTTTCCTTGAAGTACCTTGTCCCACTTTCAAAGAAACTTTGTTCAATCTGTGTCATCATACCTCCCACCATTTATAAAAGTTACCACAATCGCAATTCGTACCCAACAATTTTGCCGTATCATCGTTATATGGAATGCAACAATCCCAATCACAACCAGCCGTACAAGTGCAATTTATCCCATCCCAATAGCCAAAGAAATCCACCTGCCAACGCTCATCTTCACTTTTTCTGACGAGTACCCTATCAAACGGGGCAAGCGTGTTTATATCGAACTTCTCAACAGGCACAACAAACTTACTCCAATCTCGTTGCTCCCTTGACGGAAATATAATGCACTCAACCCCCTCGGATTGATAGAATATACCACTCGGCGCGAAACGGAGTTGCAAATCCGTATTTATAACGGCCTGTACGGAAAAATACGCATCATCCTCACTCACACCATTGAAGATAACATCACCAAACAACGGACAATAAAGCCGCGTCCCTTTCCTGCAATCTTTCAGAATCTCACAAAGGTTTATATTCTCGTTCATAGTCTTGATTATTTGAGCGTAAACTTATTGACATACTCTTCCGGTGCAACCCTTTCCGGATTCTTCTTGATTGCCTCCATAACATCTTTCTTTGTAATTTTTCGCCCCTTTGGGGCAACTTTTGTGCACTTTTCGGCAATTTCCCGCGGTCTGTCGCACCAAATGAACGTCCCCGTGCCGTCCCTCACATAATATCCGCACTGCACGCATTGAAGGCAACCCACCTCACAACCTTTCAAAGGGCAAACAGCCCCTAACTTGAACATCTTATCCATTTCAAAATATCTTCGTATGCTCCCGGATAGGAAGATTAGCACGCACCCAAGCCGCATCAACCGCAAGAATACGCCTCCCGAAGTGCATTATCAGCAAGGCATCCGAGTTCCACAGCGCAACCTTTACATTCGGGTACAGGGTTGCAGCCGTCTCCGCATACCTCCGCTTGCGCTCTGCCTTTTCCTCCCTCTCGCCCCTCGTCCTCAATCCGAGGCGTGTCTGCCAAATCATCGGGTGTACCATAACGTAAGGCGTGCCCGTGCTCTCGATTAGGGCTTTCAGATGCTCATAGTTCGCCATAAGTTTCTGTACCCTGTAAATCTTACCCATATTCGGCCTGCCGTCCGCTCCCAACGCCACATCATCAGCCCTCAGATTCAACTTTTCAAGAAACACTATCGGGGCGTAATTCTCGCGGTAATACTGCAACAAATACGCGATGTCCGTTATCTCTTTCGGCATCTTTACGACCTTTACCAGTTGTCCGGGGATAAATACCGCAATGCCCCCATTTGCTCCGGGGTCTATCCCGATAACGCAATTAACCTTTATCTTCTCTTCCATTACTCGAATGTTATGTAGTCAGTAACTTGTATCTCATCATCAGCAATCCGCGCGAAAGCCTCCGAAAGCACGCGCCGCCGCGCCAAACGATATGTTGAGCCGTAAAGCATTGTCGATGATACCCCCTCTTTTTTCAGCCTTTCGGCATCGCCCATTTTCATTCTCGAAGTCAAGCGAAACATCATCATCCGGTACGCCTCACGCTGCTCCTGTGCAGTCACCTCAACCTCATCGGCAAGCCCAGCCCCTGCCAGCACCTCGTAAACGACGAGTTCGCGAATCGTGGAAAGTTTCGGCATCCGTCCGTGATACTTGAACCAAAGCACCGCATCCACCGCGTTACGCTTTGACAGATTCCGGAAATATACCTTCTCTTTCACATCCCTCGCCCTTTCCGGCTTCGGCACCGCATCAAGCACGCGGGCAACCACAACACCCCTCAACTTGTTGTATGCGTTCATAACCTTGCAGAAATATTCAGCGTTGAACATTTGGTAATGCCCCTTATCCGGATTCCCCTGCCTGTCTTTCGGGAAATGGTCATTGAGTTCTCCGGTCACGGTCAGCTCAAAAGCCATTTTTACATCCTTTATCGAATGGTTCGGATAGTATCTGCGAACTATCTGCGAAATTCTCACGACCTGCCCTTTCCATTCCGAGCTGTCCGTGTCCCTAATCCCCACATCCTTTGCAATCCATTTCAGCGCGTCAGCCAAGGCAGCCACGAGTTCCGCATCCGGATAATCCGAGAAAGGTCTGTCAGTCGTTGCGACAAACACCGCACGCTCCACGACATCGAACGCGTCGAGCACGCCCGGCATGTCAAGCACCGCACGCCTCACATCCACCGCCCGCGTTCCGGGTTGAGGTCTATATATCGCTATCGCCGCTTCTTTTGTTGTCATAGTCCTTACATTTCGAGGTATCTCTTGAAACTTTCCATATCAAAGCCGTCATCCGCCGATTCCTGCCGTTTCGTGTGCAGTTTCTTCTGCTCCATATCGCTACGCATAAAGCCCCGAGCCGTCGCAATCCAGTCTTTCATTTTCTTGCCCCTCTTCGCGCTCCAATCCGATACGGCACCGTAATAATACGCAAGGTCTATCTGCTCATATTCCGCACCCTTGAAGCACGCCGCGAATGTCTCGAAGTCATTATAGCGGCTATCCTCAAACAAGCACAATGCCTCTGTCGTTCCGCGCTTCCTCTCGACCTTTTTTTCTTCCGGTTGAGGTTCGGGGAAAAGGCCGCCGCTTTCGGCGGCTATATCTTTATCCCTTGTGTTATGATTATTTATATTATTATTTACCTTATTAAGGGGGGTATGGGGGGAAATTAGTCCGTTTTCGGACTCTTTTTCGTCCACTTTCGGACTATTAGTCCGATTTCGGACTTTTTTCTCCCGTCCCCATTTCGCACACTTTTCGGTAAAGGACAAATATTTGTCCTTGCCTATCTTTGTCAGTTCAATGAATCCGGCATCTTCCAAGTCTTTCAGATTCTTGTAGCACCTTTTCGGGATTCCGAAAAGCAACGGGAACTCCGCTGCCATATAGTTCTCGGAATAAAAATACCATACCTTGCCGTCAATGGTCACAGTCTTCGTCCACACCATTAACGAAATGCAAGCGGATAATGATGCAACCTGCGTCAGTGTCATATCATTGACGATTGCAAATTCCTGGTCAATAGTAATTGTGTATTTCATTATTTCCCCTGTTTTTCCTTGTTATAAATTTCCATATCTGCGAGTTCTTTCTTAGCCGCCCATTCAGCCATTTGACATAATGTCTCGCCGAATCCCTTGAAATTTTCCCCACACTTCTTGAGCTGTTGTGATTCGCCAAGCGTTTCAGGAAAGGCTCTCCTGTGGGTATCTAACGTCACAATCTGCATATAATACCAATGGAAACGCCGATGCAGTTCCTGCGGCAACAGCAACAGATTAGAAATATCGTTGTTGTTTTTGTTGAGGTCAATATGATGGATGTCATAACTTGAACCGAAATCCATCCCATAATGCTTTTTGTAAAGTTTACGTATATCCATACAAACGAAAAAACGCCTCACATTTCACCAATCATTAGCCCCTGATTGACTACTCTGCAAGGCATTAACAATCTTCTTTGGTTGGGGCTACAACCACACTGCAAATATAGGCATTATTCGGACAAGAGCAAACTTTTTGTTGTGGATTCCGGTTTCAGCATCCGGCTAATCTCCTCGACCCTGTTGTCATTCGCCACCATTGAGACGACCGGATAACGAGATGATACGCCCGGCTTATTGCTCTTCGCGAACTGAACGGACAAATCAAACACCGTGTTGCGAACCGTGCCGCGCAACGCCTGCACGCCGTCAAACGAGTTCCGGATATTATTGATTGAGGATGCCGCGCCCTTTGTCGTGAACTGCCAAACGCCCACCACACCGCGAACCGCCGGAACGATGAACCGCAACGTCAGCGTTATGTCCCATCCGTCATCAGTCTCGTTCCGCTTCTTCTTCGGATTCCGCTCGGCAACCTGCCTCATTATGTCCGGGTACTTCTCCACGGAATAGGGCGCGTATCTCTTGCCGTCCCACACCTCGAATACGGAGCCGTCCCCCCTCGCCACAAGTTCCCCTCTGTCGTTCCGGTACTCGAACCGCTCATTGCATACCCTTTCGGGCGTGTCGTCCGGAAAGATTATCGCAATCGTGCTCGGCTTCTCGCCCATTTCCCGCGTGAAAAGGGCGGCATACTTGCCGCTCGGTATGAAGTAATCAACGGACGTGGGATATTCCTTGCCGTACTGGTTCTTGACTTTCATTCCGATGTGCAGCCGCCCTATTTCCGGCAACTCCAGCTGTGCCGTCTGTTCCGGCCTTACTATCCTGCCCGTCATATCTCAATCTCCCCGTTAAGTAAATTTTCCGAAAAATCGCCCGTGCCGCGTTTTTTATCCTCGGATATGGGATTTATAGGGTCGGGGGGCGTTGTCGTCCCAGATGCCCCTTTCTGCTCGTTTTCGGGCTTCTCGTCATTCTTCCGCCCTTTTACCTCCGTCTCCGCTTCCGGTACAGGCGTGAAACCCTCCGACTTCGGGGCTTCCCTCTTCTCCGCTCGCGCCTTGACAATCTCCGACAATGACAGTGAAGTTATGCAGGAATCCGGCTTGTAGTTGTCGAGGCTTATTGTCCCTGCGATAATCGTGAAGTCCTTTTCCTTGTTGTCGTCCGCAATCTCCGCAAGCCTCAGCAATGCCGGAATCTTTGCCACGTTCGGGCTTTTCGTCTGCTCTTTGAGGTTGTAGGTAGGCTTCACGCCCCTCCAGTCTTTCGGGGAAAAGTTGAACACGCGCGAAATCTGCAAGTCCGGGAAATTGACGTTCCACATATCCCTGTAAAGGTGCAACTGCAACTCATGCTCCTCATAGAATCCCTTGCGCCTGCTCTTGAAGTCCACTATCGCCGCAAATTCCTCGCCCGTCTTCGGGTCTGTCATCACGCACGGCAAGTCAATCATGCCCGCGTAATGGTGCATCGGATGCACAAGCGCAATCTCCACAGCCAACGCCCTCACATTGTAGTCCTTGACGAACTGCGCAAAGGCGCAAATATCCTTGCGAACCTTTGTGAGGCTGTCGGCGAAAAACTTGTCAGGCAGATTGTTCTGCTCCATATACTTCAACAGATATTCCGGCACCTCGTCAAAGTTATAGCACCGCTCTATCATAAGCCGCTCGAACTGGGCGTGCATAAACGTTCCGTAAGCCGCCGCCAAGTCGCGTTTTTCCTCCGCGCCCTCCGCTCCGTTCTCAATCATCCACTTGATGAGGAACGGGGATGTCGGCATTGTCTGTTTGAGCAATGTCGTGACGGACGGATAAAACCGCGGCTCTCCCTTTTCGTCATAATGGTAATAATACCGACAACCGCCCGAATTGAGTTGATAAATCCGGCACTTCGATTCGCGCAACGCATTCTTGTCGAAATACAGCGCGGTCATTTCCTCGATGGTCATTCCCGGAACGACCTCTTTTGTTTTCTTCTCGCTTTCCATAATTGTTGTTATTTTGTTGTTGTTTTCTCTTCAATAATCAGCAACGAGCACAGGATTCCACACAACGCGCTCACCACTAATTGCCACGGATTACCGAAACATCCGGCAAAGAATGCCATTATGGCAAACACCCCGAAAGCCACCGCCATAATATACCGGAAACATTCCCTCTCGCTCATTACCGCTCCTCCATTCCCAACAGAAACGCGGGCGTGCATCCCGTCATTTCACAGATTATCTGCACCCATTCCGGCTTGATTCTGTTCGTCTTTCCGCTGCACAACTTCGTCATATTAACCTGCTGCGCCACCTCCACGGAATCCGGCCATAATTTAGTCGCAATGTCTTTCTTGAACACCCTGTGTCCGTTCGCTTTCGCCCTCGCGATAGCCTCTTCAATTCTTATTACTGCCATAATCTTATAAATTTGATTAGTTGGTTTCCACTTTCTCCTCGTGTCCGCACCACCTGCAACGATATATCTCGCGCCTCACTATGAACTCCGGCGGCGTGTCGTAATCCCCGGGGATATAGTCCCCCTCCGCATCCTCATACTCCATTTTGTCGCCGCATTCTGGGCAATCCCCGTCACCGATTACCTCAATGGATTCAAGTGCCTCAATCCTCCTCTTTGACAAGGCACATTCCCTCGGCAACTCGTCACTGACTACCGTCCAAGCCGCGAAATAGTCCTCATCCTCCAGCACGTCCACCAGCTCGGAGCCGTAATTCATCCGGTCATCCTTGTCAATGAATCCGAGACGGCAAAGGCGTTCAACCGCCTTATCAAGCCTGTCCCCCGCATCCTCGGCGTGCATCTTGCAAAGCGCCGCGAACTTTGATAATTTTTCATTTCTCTTGATTCTCATATCGCTTGTTATTATGCCCCGATTACTCGGGGCGTGTTTCTAATAGATAACTTCGTTTGTACGCTTGTTGAAAATTGCGAGTATTTCACCGGATTTACTATAATGATAAATCCTGCGCTCATCCTCTTCAAATCGGTCTCCACGCTTCCAGTTCATCCGTTCAACTTTCATAAACTCGCAATAACTTTCAACTCGCATTCTCATAACCTTGCATCTTATTTGTTCCGGAAATCCGTCCGGTCGGCTGTCTCATCCTTTCGACATCACAAAGGTAGGGCTTTTTTCTTAATTACCAAAACTTTTTTTATTATTTACTCGAAATTAAACAGGGTTGGGCAAATCTCCGGCTGCGGTTTTCCGAGTATGAAATCACAGATGAAATTCCGCGCGTAATCCGGTGAAATCATCGAACGCTCCTCCGAACACAACCCCCCACGGGGCGCGGGCTTCGCGTCATATATAGTACGAACCTCCTTGTCTCTCTGCTCCGTGAAGTTCCCCAACAGCGGCTCGCAATTCACGAACCAGTAGGCGGTCGGCTTCCGGAAACAATCGCCCCTTGCGCTCCTGTCTTTATCTATCAGAGACGGCGGGGCAACAAAGTTCAGTTCAAGATATTGAGGGCGCGTCCACGGGTTTTCTATGATTAGCCGGATTCCGCGCGTAAGGCAAACGCCGTACAACTTTATCAGCAACGAGTAGAAATATTGTTGGTTCTCCGAACGCTCCAATATCGCGGCTATCTTCTGCCGCTCATTCATCCGCCTGTAATTATGGTTCGACAAATAAAACAGCATCGTCGAACTTTGGCAGAAATAGATGCACGGGAAAAACGCCATTACGAGGTCTCCTGTCTGCCCCCCCCATAATGGTATCGAAAAGGGACGGGCGATTCTCCCACGCCTCTTCTATCTCGTGGAACAAGTCCACGACGTGATTTGTTTCCCCGAAATGGTCTTGAATGTCATAATCCTCAGCCGGAATCCCCAGCCTTATAAACTCGTTCTTGAATGTTCCGGATTGCTCAAAAAAGCAATGCACCTTGTTAATCGTTTCCATATCAAATTATTTTTCGTACCTTTGCGTCATACACCTCGTATCGCTTTCAAGCGGCCGCCCTTTTCGGAATGTCTGAACGGACGGCCGCTCATTTTTACCTACACGAACGACCTTGAAACTTTCCGGATGATATGGTTCATCATCAATCGCGAACTCCCGCAACGTTCCGCGCTCATCACGAACACAGACAATCGCGTTCTCGAAGCCCACGCACCGCGCTATGAAACGCGCCAAATCCATTGTCTTTCTCATTGCCCAATGCTCAATATTTCAAATATGGTTTATACTCCTGCCCCCCGCAAAGTTCCGCAATGCGCCTCAATTCATCCACCTGCTCCGTCCATTTGTCGAGCACGACTATCACGTCACATCCGGGGCCGTCATAGAGCAAGTAATCAATCCGGTTCATTATACTGAAATGGAACGAGTGCGACGCCGTCACACTCTTGAATTTATAGCCCACTACAAGGCACTCACCGAGGGTCTTTCCCCTTTCGCCCAATATCTCCGTGTAGAGCGATTTAAGCGTTTTCTTCTTTGCCATTGCCGTCCTCCTTATCGTATTTGTGCAGTCCAAGCGCACCCACCGCGACGATGGGCAACGCATATAACCCGAAAATCATAACTCCATATAATCCTATCCCGAAAAGGATTTCGAAAAATTTAACCTTGTTCATATTCTTGATTTTTAAGAATTAGCAATAATAGAATGACACCTTAATACCCCTGCGAAGTTTGCATATCTCCTTGTCGTTCGCGCTGTCAAAAGCGCGGTTCAGCAAGCGGTTCACGAGGCGAACGTCCCCAACATAGGCAACAAGTCCGGCAACCCCGACAAGCGTGTTTATCTTCTTTCCGTCCAAGATTCCAGAAACCTTTATCTTGAAGTTGCGGTTTATTTCCCTTGTGCTGTATTCAAGCCCGTTGTAAATTGCTGCTGTCATAACCCTGTATCTTATTTGTTCCGGAAATCCGTCCGGTCGGCTGTCTCATCCTTTCGACATCACAAAGGTAGGGCTTTTTTCTTAATTACCAAAACTTTTTTTATTATTTTTTCGATATTTTGCAATAAAAGGGTTATTTTCTTCAAAAATCGCGTTTGCGGCGTTTTATTCCTCCGTCCTATAAGTTATATCACCGCGCCCCACTTAATCGAAAAAAGCCCCATTTCTGCGCGTTTTCCAAAGAAACGGGCGATTATCTCCCGACAACCGCCCGACTTGATGTAAGGTTTAACTCAAAAACCATTTATAAAATACACACCGCAAATATAGTCATTTCTCGATTACCACATACTCGATGCCCTGTATTTTCGTATTCGGATTCTTCGAGACAACATCCACGCGCCGCTCCTTTACGCGCCGCCACTTTTTCACGATACAACGGCTCATCTTGACGGTCTCCACAACAACGAGGGAATCACGGCTCACAACTTGCCCCGTAAAACGCCCGCCAGCGAGCGTTCCGTCAAAGTCAAACCACTTATCCCTAATTGTCAGAGAAAGTGCCGGAATCGCCACGGAATCGCGTATTATAATAGTGTCTTTCGGAGCCGTGGAAAGTTCCATAATCGTCCGCGTCTGCACCGCGTTCACCCGCTCCAAGTCACGCGCCCTAATCTTCAAGTCCTTGATAAGCGCCGCGTCCTGCTCCCTATATTTCCGGTACTCCCCCGCCGTGAACTCCAACGCCTCAACCCTTGCAGCATTGAGGGAATCACGGACGCGGTATTCATCCATATCCGTTGAAAGTACCTCGACATTGTTCCGGTATCTGTCGCGTTCCTCCTTGACGGACGACAACCGCGCACCGAGTACCGCTATCGTAACGGAAAGGGCGGCTACAACCGCCCCTATTATAGCCCACTTTCTCATTTCTGTTCAGCCGTTACGATTGTCACCACGCACACCTGCTCCACGGCTTCCGGATTCCACGCGCCCGTGTGCTCGTCCGTGAACTTGTACAGCTTATCATCGTGCCGCACAATATCCCCCGCCACATACGAGGTCGCCCCGTCAAATTCCTCGAAGTCGTCCCCTCGGCCTTGCTCGCCTTTGTCTCAACAAGCGAAACAATACCTTTCAGTATTTCGGGCAAAACGCTGCCCGCGTCAATCTGGTTGCCCTGTCCGGCAATCTTCGCGTCAATAGCCGCGATAATCTCGTCCTTTGTCATAATCACAAGCCCTTTATAAATGAAACATAAGAATCCGCCAGCCTGTTCCGGAACTCGTCAGAAAGCAACAGACGGCAATCCTTTTCGTTGTCCATAAACAGGTTCTCCGCAAGTATCGCGGGGCAATCCGTCTTCCTTAATATGTAGAAATTAGCCTCCTTGTCGGGGTCTCCGTCCTCCATATCCTTACGCATCTTGATACTCGGGAAATCCCGCTCAAGTTGCTCAATCAACCGCGTCGCGATTGCATCTGACTTCGTAACTCCGGGGCTCGTGAAGATCTCGAACCCCGAACCGCCCCCCGCATTCGCGTGGATACTTATCAGAATTGCCTCCGGATGCTTTCTGTAAATGTCGTTCGCCCGTTGGCATCTTACCGAAAGCGGTATATCCATACTTTCCGGAACGATTCGCACACAGGGAATGCCCGCCACTTTCAGCCTCCGTTCTATCTTCTCCGCAAGCGAGCGGTTGAACTCCCACTCGAAAAGTTGCTGCCCGTCCGGCCATTTCGGCGAACGCTTCCCGGGCGTGTCGAACCCGTGCCCGTTGTCAAGCATTATGTATTTGCCCATTTCCTTACTCCTCGTGCTCTATAAATCCAACATCCGCGCCCCTTTTGCGCTCTGCGAGCAACTCCTCGACGCTGTAAAAGTCAGCACCGAAGTCCACCTCCTGCCCGTGCTCCGCAAAGTATGCCTTGCCCCTGCCCAACGAGGGACGGCGCAACACGCACCCCTGGTGCACGCACATATAGTACCCCTTTGTCGTGCACTCGCACCGCTTGTCGGCAATCTGTTTCTGCAAGTCGCCTATCTGTGCACGCAATGTTGAGTTCTCCGTTTTCAGGCTCACAATCTCATCGTCCTTTCCGTTGTCAATGCCCGTCATTGTGGTTATCGCATTGTTCAGTGCGGTTATTGCGGCATTGTCCGCGTCCGCGCCCGCTTTCCTGCGCGAGAATTTGAGGGTAAAGAGAGCGGTCAGTCCACCGCCCCCTATAAATCCCCCAAGTATTGAAATAATCTGTATCCAATCCATAGCAATTCCTCCTATTGTGCCGAGTTACTTGTGACGATTGTGCCGTCAGCGGATAACTTCACATTGATGTTGTCAGCAGGACTGTTGGTATTCTTTACCAACAAGCCATACCAATCACCGTTTATCTTGTGCAGAGTTCCTGCCCAAATTTCCTTGTAGGTACAGTGCATGACTGTTGCATTCGGTACTTTGGAAAGGAACACTTCCAACTGAGCCTTATTTGACAGGGTCGTATCGGTGAAAGGAACTGCTGTGTAGGAGTACTTGATTGCATCAAGCATCTCCGTTACCTCGTTAGAAGTCTTTTCAAGGAAATAATTGTTTTCATCAAAGAGAATGGCTCCATCGGTGGTGCTTACATTGAACGGATAGTGATGATTTTCATTCACGTCTGTAACTACTCCGGATAGTAATGCTCCTGTACCGATATTCAGCATTCCATGATACTCCTGTGAGTTGCCTGTAATCCTGACGGGAACGGAATAGCCGTTGGTGATGCTTACACCCGCATCGGTTAGTATCTTTAGATAAGCGGTGAGTGTGGCTTTATTGGTGGCATTGTCGCTTGCCTTTAACTCTATTGCTCCAAAGGCTTTTACACCCTTTGCAAGGGTGTTTACTTCGTTGATAGCACCGACTATCTGTTTGGAAGTAGTGGCGAGAGAGTTATCAGTTTCTGTTTGTAATTTATATGAAGAATATCCACCAACAGCGTCAACGCTTATTCCAAAAGAAGATGCACCATACATATTGAAGAGCGGTATTACCTCAAATGAACCGTTAGTTGTATCAATACTTATTATAAACGGAGATTTGCCTTCTGCCCCGCCGTAAGCAATGCCTTTATAATAAGATGGGTCTCCGTGGTTATATGTGAACAGTGTCGTCCCACCCAATAAGCCTGTACTATTTAAAGCATCATCATCAAGTGTACCTTCGTTTTCTCCAAGCACTCCAACGAATCGAGCACCTTGCATAGTATTACCCCCTGTCAAAGCCTTCCAGTCAGTTTCAAATTGGTCGAGTTTTGCCTTCCTCTCTGCATCTGTGCCTGTGAGGTCGATTTCTTGGAGGACGGGGGAGAGGGTAGATTTGTTGGGGTAGCCTTTAAGTGTCAAATATTTTGACATATAGTTCTCCAACGTATCAGTACATGGGCCCTGTGTGGTAATACTTCCTCCATTATTGATTATAAATTTATAATATTTATATGATATAGTGTCGGACTCATAGGAGTGCTTTGCTTTTTTAACCAACGATAAAGGTTGAGCAAATGTAAACTTATAGGAGCCATCGATGAACATCGTATTATATAATGGGTAAATATTACCCTCCGAGTCCTTAAATACAATATCTACAATTCTACTTGGGGAGTTCAATTGGGCAAACAATCCATCGGGAATTGTCGTGGTATCTTTGGTGATGACAATGGTATTTCTTACCCCTTGGGCGAGCTTCGCTGAAGTAACTGCATTATCTGCTAACTTACTTGTAGTAACGGCTCCATTGGCAAGCATATGGGAAGTGACTTGGTTGTCTGCTTCTTTGTTGACAAGTTCACTTTCCAAATAAGTTCCGTCGCTTACTGCAAAGACAGTGGTGTCTGATACATCGTCATAAGTTATTATTCCTAAGACAAGAAATGAATCATCCGGTGCTCTATACAAATACCCCACTCCTGAATAATCGTTATCTATAAGACAAGTGACCGCCATTCCGTTCACGTTTGCTACCCCTGCGGCTTTTGCCTTTTCTATATAGTCAGCAATGTTCTTCACATTCTGAGCATTGGATTCGGTAGTGTTCTCCGTTGAAATAGGGATTGGGGTATTCAGGTTCTTGTTAGCACCCTTTATCTCTTGTATAAGGCGTTTTACGCCTGCTTCATCTAAAGTCTTTGCCATATTCTATTTAATTTTAATCATTCAAAATGAGAGTAAACTTTAATAGGTTGTTGTGTCCCAAAGGTTTGCTACCTCGTCTTCGGTGAGATGCTGTGTTACTTCGGTTTTCAAGGCGTTGAGTTGCTTTTTAGTCACAGTGTCGTCATCTTCAACGGCATCTTTTGCTTTAAGCGTTCCCGTTGGAGTTCTTCTTGCTACTGCCGAATTAACGGGGGCCGTGTCAAGAAGGACTGTTGCCATGCCGCTTTTATCGTCAGGTTTGGCATAGAGTTTTGTCTTACCTGTACCACCAACTGAACCGATGGTCTTAAACATATTGGTAGTATCATAACCTCCAACAGTTATGTGGTCAATGTCTGAGAAAGTTTCAAAGGAGCCATCGGCAAGAATCCAAATGAATGATTCAACATTAGAATTAGTGCCAAGACCCATAACTTCTTCTGACTGTCTATTAACGTAACATTGAGATATAAACTGACAGTGGTCAAAACCCTTAGCCCCAACAAGCTCACCATCAATTTTATATCTACAAAGGTTTAGATAATTGCAGTAACTATAACCCTTGGTGATACCTCTTTTACCCATAACTCCACCGCCAATAACCCTACAATTATAGAGGTGGTCACAACTTAAAAATCCTATGGTTTTATTAACTTCTTTGCCAACTTCACTACTATAAACTGGGCAATCAACAGTAACATTCTCAACATAGCCGAATTTTGATATACAAACATTGGCATCTTTTGTATAATTTGCCGTTAAAAGAACACAAGATAGGTTTTTAAGTTTGCAATTAGGATGTCCTTTGAACGCGATTTGTTCTGCATCGAGGGCTCTAAAATAAATTTTCTTACCCTGAAAATCTATTTCTTCTGTAGAAGAATTAACTGAAATGGGAAATCCTGGATACACAGTATCAATACCCACATACAATAACCTCTTAGCAGTTAAGGTGCTGAGTTTACGTAAATCATCGAAAGTTTCATAATCCGGAAGTTCTATGTTCTTCCTGGCCTGTAATTGTTGTTCTTTTGTAAGATTTTGTTCTACAAACTTGACATTATCATTGACTTTTGATTGAAGGTCGGTATTCAATTTGTCTATTGATACCGCGCCGTCCGCAACTCCGAGCACGATGCTCCGTTTAGTCCAATCGGTGTCCCACACAAGCAAAACAAGTTCCCCATCCTCAACCTCAATATTGTTGAAATCGGTATAAGTTCCGGCCTTTGCGGCGATATAGAAACATCGGTAATCCACGGCACCCGACAAAGTGTCCGGCTGCGCGATTCCGACAAACTGATACCCCGCTCCGAGCACGTTTATCATAGCCAACAGGGTCTGCCGCAACAAAACCCCCGTTATTTCCTCATTTCCGTTGGTCTTTATAACCTTGGAAATAGACGTCTTTAAGTTATTATAATTTGCCATAAATCAATAATTTACAAAAATTATTTATAGTCATTATTGAAATCGTCATTAAAATCGCAGGGCTGCGCCTTTATATAGCCCTTCCCGATTTTCTTTGCCACGGTTGCCGTGGTGAACTCGGCATCAACGCCCGCAACATCCCCGTTGTCCTCCCATTCGGGGGTAATTAGGAACGTGTCGAGGCTGTATATTTGCCCGTTGGCGGTTATTCTTGCATAGTCTGCCATTCTGACAAAGCGCAACACGTCAAGCAAGTACTCGGACGCGAAAAACGAGAAACGATAACGCTTCTTGCTCACCTGTTGCACCGGGAAAGTATAGCCGCCGCGTTCGATTACCTCGTCATCAAAGTCGTACTCCGGCTTTGCGATGTCAGAATCAAGATAGAGCACATTCCGGAACGTCGGCTTTGTATAGACAATCGTCCCCGCGTCCATTACGAAATCCTCGACATCCCACCACTCAAGCCGCAAATATCCGGATATGTCATTCACAACCGTGAACACCTCCGAAAACCAAGTCTCGACCCCATCACTCATCTCGGCGTAATACTGCCCGTTCTCCATTGATTCGAGGGCTTTTGTTTTCCCGGTATAGACTATCACGTCATAATCACTCAAAGCCTTTACAACAAGCCCTGACGACTGCATCTGCTGCAAGAAATCCCCAACGAGCGTGCCGTCCTTTCGGTATATCTTGAAAGACGAAACAGGATGCGCCCCCCTGTTCTCCATGTAATCTGCCGTCCCATTGTCCTCCGACACGCTCGCATTGTATATCAGCACTCTAATCTCGTCCGCACCCTCCGGAACTTGCCACACACCCGAATAACGCCCCGATGTTATGGGGTTGAACGACCCCAACACCACATCAGTTCCGCTGTTTCTCGCCACAACCATAACAGCCCCCGTTGCGCTCGGTGGGGCGGGGCAATCCTTGATATACACGAACTGCCCGCCCGTCACCTCATACGAGTTCCAATAATAGCCGTGCACATCCTCAATGCTTCCGGTATCGAGAATATAGCCCGTGTCTCCGTCATTCATCACGAGTTCATTTCCGCTGTCCTCCCATACCGCGCGGGATTCCCTCATAAGCTGAAACGGCAAGACGAATCCAGCGGGCGTGAACAACGGATAAACCCTGCCGTATATCCACCATTTCCGTGCATTCTGCTGCTCTAACGATTCGTACCAAGGCAGCACGCTCATATTGTTGTTCGGTGTCATTGCTCCTCCTGTGTATAAGTGTCGTAAACCAATGTCGCCTGCGCGTTGCGGCTTGACAAAGGTATTGATATTTTCTCGATTTGCCCATTACCTATGTTCGTTTTTATCAACCGCATCGGGTTCGGGTCTTCCCTTACAGGGAAACGGATGTCCTGCCGCTTGTTGCGCTGAATCCCCTGCACCATTGCAGCCTGCCCGTTTATCTCCACGTCATAGGTCGGCAAGTCATAGACATAGTATGTCGGTTGCAGCACCACGAAAGCGAGAAAGCCGTTCTGCAAATATTTGTCTAAATCTGTCCGGACTATCGGAACGTGCCGCGTCACTCCGCTCAATCCTCCAACCCACAACAGATATGCGCTCTCGTCAATGTTGCCCATGTCAGTTCTTCTGAACTGCATAACAACGCGGTCTGCCACATCCTTGTTGCTTACGCGTTCCTCGCTTATATCAGTCCAAATCGTTTGAATTATCGCATGATCGCCCTTGTAAAACAACAGGCGGTACTCATACGCAATCGTGCTCGTGTTCCGGAACGCAATCCTCAACTTGTCATCAAGGATAAAGAAAGCATCGGTCTGCAACATTATCCCTTTTTTCGTGAAGTTCATCTGCGCATATTGCGTCTGCGCTATCGCCCCCAACAGGGCAAACCCGTCCTTTGAACAATCCTCCGGATTCAACAACATATAATCCACATCCGAGGTGAAATTATTGACGGATATTTCCTCGATGTTGCCGCCATGCACAAACTTGCTGTTCACCTCGATTGCGTTGCCCTCAAAAGGCGCGGTCACATCATCCATCCACCCGAATTGATAACGCTCCGGCAAGGTCGGCTTCTCATACTCATACTGCGATGTCTCGAATGCCCACGCCTTGCCGTTCCGTGTCACCGTTTCCTTTGTGAGGTCGTGCGATATTATCTGCGTCCCATTATACGAGCCGCCGTTCTTGAACCAACTGACGTGCTCAATCTTGAACTTCTTATCCTCGATATACCAGTACGCGCAAAAGCAATCGCGCAACATATCCGTGATTATCTGCAACGTTATCGGGGCTTTCTGCGCGGGCTGTTGGTAATTCCCCGCCAAAAGGTTTGACTTCTGCGTCAGATATAGATATACCCTCCTGCCCGAAATCGGGTCTGTGTTTCCATAGAGCAACTGCGAATATTCAGCCGTCCCATAGTGGGTTATATTAGGCGCAATCTGCTTCAAAAGCACGGAAATAACCGAGGCAATCGGGTTCGCGTCCCTCAATATATACGACTTCTGCGCCAAGGGTTCAAAGGTTGTGTCGAATATCGGGGCGTGAAACCACACGGACAACTCACCCCAATGGGAACGCCCTATCGGGTAAAAGTCAGAATCCCACACAGCATACGGACGGACATAATATATTCCCGGCTGCTTTATCCCCCATTCGGTCGGGGCTTGCGTTGTCACCTCGCTGAACGTAACGGAATTCGGAAAACTCCACCCGATTACACGCCTGTAATTTCGGTTGTAAGCCACGATATCGTTTGACGGAATGGGATATGTATCCAAGCCGTTAAAGCGCACCACATCACAAATATACCGCCCATAAACGGGGATGTCGGATATTTCCGCCGTAACCGTCCCATCTGCCCCCGTCCCCGAAACAGGCGAAAGCGTGAACGTGCCCAAGCCGCCGCCCGGAATACTACTGCCCGTGTATTGATACCGCCACATTGTCAGATTATCCGAAACTCGCTTGATTGCCCACGTCATTTGCGCCGCCGCCCCTACACCTATGAACGAGAAATCGAACTTATACGCCCCTTTCGTATAGTTATATGCCACGAATCCGCTGCTGCCCGGAGCCGTTCCGTAATAGTTCCCGTTTACAACCGTGGGCGATATATCCCCCGTTATGTTCACGTTACGCACCTTTCGTATGAGCGCGAAATGGTAGGTATTCACAAGCGCGGTCGTGTCGTCCACCGCCTCGCAATCCTGCTCCCAGTACATACCGGAAAGGAAGCACGACACCACGGATTCGCCCGGAATGTATATCTGAACCATCGGACGCTTTGTGATACTCAGCATCTCGATTTGCGGTCTCAACTTGATTAGGTCATATTCTTTCTCCATTCCGTCAAGTACGGCGGTGTAATCGTCCACCACATCCGGCGAAACCTCGATTACCCGGTTGTCCTCGTCAATCTTGCAGTCCGTCTTCCAAAACTCGCCGCGCCAATACTCGCTCCAAGCCTTGCCGCCGTTCCAACTTATGAACACAACAAGCACGAACCGCGCCTCAAAGGCGGCATTCCTTATCGCCGTGTAGTCATCCCCCACAAACTGAATCCTCCCGTCCAACTTCGCGCGGTAAAACCTTTCGTTCTTCTCAATCTCGTACACCTTTGCGAGGTCGTCCTTATAGAGCGGAAACACATAACGGGCGGCGGTCCGCCGTCCCGTGGTTATCTCTAATTTGAATTTGTAAATCGGATTCATACCCTATGACTTCAAGATTGTCTGTTTCAAGTTCTTGTAAACGATTACCGTGTTCCCGTCCCCGTCCACGAATCGGGCGCGTGCGCCCTGCTCCCGAATCTGCCTGACATCCCTCTCGATTGCGCTCACGTCCGTTCCTCCGTCCCCAACCATTGCGAGGGCGATTCCGGAAAGGCTCGCGTTCGCCCGTTGGTATTTGTCCGTGAAAGTTCCGTCATTGAGGGCGTTTATTACATCCGGAATCAAGCCGCCGTACCTGCGCGAATTGCGCTTGTTTATCACCGCGAAATACTCGCCGCCCTCCGCTCTCCTGCGCGTCCCGTCCGGCTTTCTCCCGAGGTCTATGTCATTGCCGCTCGCGTGGCTTCCTCCCTGCAACAACTCAACCGTACCGTCCCCGTACTGCTCCGTATTTCCCGCCACCTGAAAGGCTTTCACTTTCGAGTACGCGAACGATGCCCACAATGTAGCGAGCGCGGCAATCGCAAGCCCGGGTCCAACAACCGGAATCGGCGAAAGCGATGCCCATATATTCGCCGATGCGGTGATAAGGGACGACGCCTGCGTCACGGAATCAATCGCCGCCTGCGCCTTTTGCGCCGCTATCTTCTGCTCCAACGCCTTCTGCTGCTGCTGCTTCTCCAACTCCAACTCCTTCTGAGCCTGTATCACGTTGTTCGCATAGCCGTTGTTGCGTGCCTCAATCTCCGCATCCAACGCGCTCTGCGCCGCCTCAACCCTCGCGTTTGCAGCCGTTACCGCCGCATCCGCCATTTGGTTAAAGGCATCTATAATCTCATTTATGCCGTCAAGCGCGGAATCTTTCCAAGTGTCGAGCGCATCCTGCTGCTGCTTCGTAACCGACAGCCCCAGCACCTCGTAAATATTGTTATACCCGAGGCTCTTGAGTTCCTTGTTGATTGCCTTGATTTGGTTCTCAATAGTCGTCCTCTGCTCCTCCGTCAGTTCCTTGCCGTTCTGCCTGTTCAGTTCAAGTTCCTTACGCAAACTCTCGCGCTCCTGCTGTAACCGGAACTTCGATTTTTGCCGCTCATTCCGGTCGAGTAGATTGAATTCGGATTCCGCAAGTTCCTGCTGAATATCGAGCAATTCCATTGCAGTCTCCGTATGGAAATTGAGCGTCTCTTCCTGTATCAACTTGTCGAATTTAGCGTTGATTTTCTTCTCATCCTGCTTCATTTCCTTTGTAGCCTGCGAGTTCTTCTCCAACTCGATTGCCCTCCGCTTTTCGAGTGCCGCGATACGCAAGTTCAGCATTTCCTGCGTTCCCTCCCTCGTTACCGCCACTTGCAGATTTATCGTGTCGAGTTCCCCCTGCAACGACTGAACGCGCAAGTTTGAAACCTCCTTCGCATACGCTTTCTTTTCATCGAGTACCGCCTTATCATATTTCGCGTTGATTGCCTTTTCATCCTGCCTCTCCGTCTCGACTTTCTGCCTGTTCTGCTCCAACTCAACAGCCCTCTCCGCATTCACCTTGTCGATTCGGAGTTGCAGCATCTTGTCCGTGCCCTTTTCAGTCGTGCTTATCTCCAAGTTTATAGCCTCGACAACGGCTTTGAGGTCAGCGATGCGCTGCTTCTTTGCCTTTTCCTCAGCCTTTTTCCGCTCTTTCTCTGCCTTTTGAGCCGCTTTCTTCTCCTTTTCGGTCAGTTCTTTCTGCCTGTTCTCCGCATCCTGCGCCGCCTTTTCAGCCGCCAAGTCTGCCTGCTTCTGCGCCTCGACAACATCGTTATCAATCTGCGTAAGCACCACATCTGCCGCCTGACTGAACGCCGTCAGCGAACCCGTTGCCGCCTTTAATATATATTTCTTATCCCCGAACCACTTATTCAAAATCGGGGCGTTCCTGTATTCCCTTGCCGCGTCGTCGCTCAACTTCTCCAACGAGCCGCGATAACTTTCAATATATTGCTTTGCCGCTTCGGCTCCGTTCTTCGCATAGTAGTCTTGCAGTTTCCTTGTGTACTTGTCTGCCATATCGGAAACAAAGGTCTCAACAGGAAACAACGCCTGCTGCGTCTTTGTTATCAATCGCGTAAGCCAGTCAATCGTGGACTTCATAGCCCCGTTTGACTTGTTGAATGCCAATGTCAAGCCCTCCCAAGCTGATGCGAGCAACTTTGTCGAACCCTCAACCGTGTTCAGACGCTCGCTCTGTATTCTTTCAAGTTCTCCGGAAACATCCTCAAGACTTTCGCGCAATTCCCTCGCGGATTCAGCCCCCGAAAGGAACGCCGTAAACGCCGCAACGCTTCGTTTGTCCGTCAGTTCCAACGCCTCCGCAACGTCGATTCCGCGCTTCCTCAACTCTATCATTCCGGATATTATCTCGTCAAACGTTCCGACTGAACCTCCCAAGGACTTTGCGAGTTTGCCGTTCGCATCTGCCATATTGAGCAAGATGTTTCGCAACGCGGTCGCCGCACTCGATGCATCGAATCCGGCATTTGCCAACGCTCCGAGCAATGCCGCCGTGTCCTTTACGGTCAATCCGTAAGCGTTTGCCACAGGAAAGACAGTGCCCACAGATTCGCGGATTCTTGCGAACGACAATGCCGACTTATTCGTTGCAACCGCCAAGGTCGCGAGCACATCGTCCGTATCCTTACTCGTAAGGTTGAACGCCCTCAACGCCGAACCAGCAACCTCCGCCGCCTCTCCGAGGTTTGCCCCCACGGCCGTTGCAAATTGCAGCACTGACTTCTGCATCGAGATTATCGAACCTTGCCCGAATCCGAGTTTTGCCAACTCCGTCTGCAACTGCGTAACCTGCGCGGCCGTGTACTCCGTTGTACGTCCAAGCGACAACGCCGAATCCGTCAATGCTTTCATATCCTTGACGTTCACGCCCAAGATTGTTGAAAGGTCGGCATTTGCCTGCTCGAACTCTCGCATCGTCCGCGCCGCGCTCGTCAGATAGTTCACGAATTGCAGGACTATTCCAACCGTCCCAAGCATAACCGTTGAAAAGCCCTTCAACGCCTTAGCCCCGAGCGGCAAGTCAGACGCGCCTATCGCCTGCAACGATGAACTCATACCCTTAAACCCGTCAGTCAGCGTCCTCAAAGGCGCGGGCAAGGCACGCATCGCGTTCTCATAGTGCCCCACTTCGAGAGTGTACTTTCCGGTCGCCTTTTGCAGTTCGCTCATCCGCTCATATATTCTCCGGCTCTCCGCTTCGAGTTGTCTTCCTGCCTCCGTTCCGTGCCTTTCGGCTTCACTCATCTCGTTCAGCCTTATCTTGTTGAGGCGATATTGAGCGGATAGGCGGTTATATGAACCCTCAGCCGAGTTGTTCAGCTGCACGATGAGTTTGTCAATCTGCTGCTGCTCCTTTTTCGCCCTCGTCGCCTCCTGCAAGGCGCGGTATGCCTCGCGCTCCGCGTTGGTCGTCCTCGCGTACTGCTGCGCCAGCCTGTCAGATTCCTTTGTGACGCGGTCAATTTCCGCCCGCTGCGCCTCCGTCGCGGATGTCACATTGTTGAGGCTCTGCGCCATTGCCGCCGCGTCACTCTGAATCTTCCCCTTTACCTCGTCATACTTCGTGATAAGGGTCTGCAACTGACTAATAAGTTCGGTAATCGCGTTGTCCGGCGTTATCAAGTCGCGGTAATAAATCGGGTTCGGATTGTCCATAATTGTTATTTTCGTTAAAAACGCCGTCTGACGGGCTTTCGTCTTTCGGGCGGTAAATTATATATCCCAAGCATTATCTCCTCGCACGCGCCGTTTTAGCCGCCTTTTCGTCACTTCTCGCCTTTTCTTTCAGATACTCGAACGCATTGTAAAACTCCAACACGGAAAATTCTTTCGGCTTCGTGTTCAGTTGGTGCGCCAATGTGAGACAAAGGTTCTCGAATTGGCGGTCAAATTGTATCTCCGCACTTTCGGAGCCGGAAAAACGCGCGGGCTTGCTGTATGTGATTAGCGCGGTCGTGGTCTTCTCCACCTCGTCCGTCTCATCCGGCCTTTCATTCCCCTCAACGATTCCGCGCAATATCAACAATGTCCGCTTCCGGATTATGTCGAAATACTCCTTTACGCTCGAATCCTCAAAGATGCCCGGAAAGTACAGGGTCAGTTCCGCGTCAATTTTTTTTTTGACCGAATGCAGAATCTCCGAAAGTTCCGCATCCGGCGCGTCTGAAAGCAACTCAATAACCTTACACAAGGCATCGTCCGAAATGTCGTCACAAGGCTTCCCGTCAATGGACGCAACAAGCACCGCAAAGGCAAGGTTCTTCGGCGACATCCCGTTCTGAATCATATAAACGCACTGCCTCAGGTTCTCCAACTCCTTGCGCGTATTCTCCGTGTCGCCAAGCATACAGAAACGCCGCGCCCTCTCTATCCTCCGGTCGAAATCCCCTATCGTGGAGCCGATTCCGGCATCAATCAAAAGGCATTTCTGATACTTGTGAAAACGCACCACGGGCAAGTCCTCGATGCGGTCGTACATCTCTATCGTGTGCGCCCCTATCTTCCGTGTCCTCATTTCCCAAAGTATTTTATCGCGCTGTAACGCTTCCGGTCATTCAGATACCGAAAATCGCGCTCGTTCACATACGCCTCCCTCTCGAACGAAATGCGCCTGTAGGCTCTCACTGAATCACGCTCCGCAACAAGCCACACGAGCCACTCCAAGAAATAGAGCACATAAAACAGGATATACCCAAGTTCACGCATCTGAGCCGTGTGTATCGCCTCGTGATTCATCGCAACCTCTTGATTGTAAGGGCTGCACCGCGTCCCCTTTCGGATGAACACAACCCCGAAAAGGTTGCACGCATAGAATCCCCTGAACGGGATAAAGTCATTGTAGATTATTTTAGCCATTTCGCCGCAATTAAGGTTGAACAAAACGGAACGGCAAGCATAAACCACCGCCCCACTACCACAAGCAAAGTTAGTGAAATTACTACGGACAACCACCACGAGCAACAGAAATCGCACATAAAAAGCCTATACAGGAAATCACACGGCGCGTGCACCTGCAACCACTCGCGCCACCCCCATTTGCCCGCAAGCGAAAGAATCCAAGCGGCAAGCAAGCCGACAACCACAACCCAACAGAGAAACTCAACTATCATCATAACCGACCTATTTTATGAAAATCCAACAAAAAACTCCCAAAACGCAATAAAGCAACCGAGCCGGAACACAAGGCAGATTCAAGTCCACGTCCTTTGTCCTGCTCCTCCACAATCCCAAGCGATAGAGCATATTGTGCACCGCCCATTCCATAGCAAGCGAGAATATGGAACACCCCTCGAATACCACACACTCGGGGTGCACTTCCTCAATCGTTTTTAATATCGTCACAAAACTCCTCTTCGATACGAACGCGCTATCCTCGATATGCACATTGTCAGTCGTTACCCTTACCCTTATCTCCATAATTTCCCGTTTATCCGTCATCTCGTCATTGTCCGGCATCTATTAATGTCCGGCAACTCGCAAGGCATATCAACCGAAATCTCACCCTCGAAACGGAATCCCGCATAAGGGTGCATCAAGAATTGATTGTCCACCTCATCGAGCGAAAAACCCCGATAGATGTTCTGCGCCTGCTCATAGCACCTGTTTATCCTTATCGAGCCGTTGCCGAGCGTCCACCCCGTCCGCCCGTTCAGCAATTCGAGCACCTGCGCTTTCAGATACTCCGTGTTCCTCGTCTGCGAATCTCCGAAAATCCGGCGGCAATCAAACCAGAATATAAGCGAAAACGGGGCTCTCTGCCTCATCTGAACAAACTGCATCCAGTCAAGTTGCTCGGGGTCTTCAACCACGAAAAACGAGAAATTCCCAATCTGCGAATCGGGCGAAACCTCAATGTAATCGTTGCTTCCCCGTCCGTCCCAGCCTCCGCAATAGACATTCGGGGTCGTCATCCTCTTCCCGTTCGGCATCATCTTCACGAGCCTCTGCGCCCGCCCGAACGCAACATCAAGCCAAGGCAGATTATTAACCAACGCCTCCTGTATCTCCCCCATCACCGCATCAAGCATAACGGCGTGCGGTATTGTCGGTGCTTTCGTGTAGTTCATATCATCAATGTTTTACGCGCAATTTCCATAATGTCCGGAAAGACGAACTGCCGCACAATCTTCCCGATGTTCTCATCCGTGAAACCGAGGATGTCGTCCCCGTACTTCGCCATAAGTTCCTCCGTCTTCGCGTCAAACGCCTCGACCCACACCTTTTCGTGGTCAAAGTCAAGCCAAAACGAACGCTCGAACGCTCCGGTATCACGCAAGGTCACGCGGTCATACGGCTGCCCGAGTCCTTTCTTTATCTCGATTGTCAAGGGCGAATAAGGGGCATAACTGTCAATGCGCACGCCCCTCGATGTGATACCCCGCTCATACAACTGCTCCTCGGTATTTAATGCGAGGATTTCGTCCTCGTTCCGCTCCATTATTCCGGAAAGGAACGAGCCGCCGTCAAGCCCCTCATTGAAGTACCGAACCCGTGCAAGCAAGTCATCCAAAATCCCCATTTTACCGATTTCGCATTTTTAGGGGCATTTCAGCCCCTGAAATTTCCAAGATATATAATTTATCATCCGAAACATTTGAACGCCCCACAACCGATTTTGGCGAGAATTAACGTCAGATTGTGCCGTACTTCACCCCGTGGTTGTTGCACGAAAGGCAAATCCGGTCAATTCCGCGGGTATCAAGCACCAACGCCTTGTATGCCTTTGACAGGTCATAACCCAAACCGCCGGGGCGCTGTCCCTCCGTGTTCCCGTCCAGCTCATACAGCAAGTCCATACGCGATGCGTTCGACTGGTTGCGGTTCACTCTCACGTCCGGATTCATCGCCATTGTCCGCAAGGCATCGCACGCCACCTGCTTCTGCAACACAGGCGCGAACATCTGACGCTGCGATATTATGAAGTCCGTAAGGTCGCACTCAACCGAAACCTCACAATTCAACCCATAGTTCAGCGTGTTCGTGTACGCTATCGCCTCGACATCGAACAACTCCGGATTCTCCTCGAAGTCCTCCGGTCTTGACACACGGAACGGGGAAACCTGCAAGTATTTCGTAATCTCGCGCCAAGTCGTAACCGAGCCGATGTTGCAAGTTCCGCACGGCTCCCTGCTCCAATCCTTTGAGACATTCAACGCCTGCATATTTATCGGCAAGTCGTTCTGCGCATAGCACAAGTACCACGCGCCCCCCGCGTCATTTCCGTTCCTCACTGACGCTCCCGGAATGTAAGGCAGATATATCGGGTTGTCGTTTCCGAACTCGAACCACTGAAAACCTCCGTTTGCGTTGGTGTAGTTCACGTCAATAACCCTCATCGGCCCAACCTGCGAGGAATGGAACAGATAGAGACGAACCTTTCCGATTCCTCCAACCATCTGCAACCCGATTCGGTTGATTCGCATCGTCACCCCCATCGAGCGAACCGGAACAATCTCGAAGCCGACAATCTTATCCGAGGGGTCGATTGTCGCCTTCAGACGAGCCGCCCCGTCAAAGAATGTCCTCCGCTCCAAAAGGCTGCGCGTCTCGCTCCTCAACTGCTTCTCCTGCACGAACCTCTGAACCGCCGTGTTTATCCCGTTCCGCGTCAGTTGTTCCACAAAGTCCGAAACTTGATTGTATATAACCCAATCGCCCGCGTTCTCTCCTCCGAAATCGTTGTTGAAGTCATCGTTAACAGGCTCAACCCCCACATTATCGCGGTTCGCAATCCACACAATGCCGTTATGCCTCACTTTCGTCCCCTGCCTGTACTCTTTGAGTATATTCCATTCCGGATAACGCAAAATGTAGTTTTCCGGCATTATCGAGCGAATATTGTTCATCGTGCAAAGCGGATGCGCCCCCTGAAAGGTCAGCCCGCTCTCCGATTCCGTCAGTCTCGCGTCTATCGCGTCCGTGGGGTCATAGGACTGCTGCCAACCCACAACGTGCAGCAACGCCTCCTGTATCTCTTTAAGTCTGTACATATAGCCTTGATTCTAACATAAAGGGGCGGGGCAAACGCCCAGCCCCAACGATTTCAACAACGACAATTCCTCCGTCAGACAGTGACTGCCTTTGTGTTCACCGGATTGTCCTCCCCGTTCACAACCTCAACAGGCGATGCGAACGGATTTGCAGTGCCCGGAGCAACAACCTCAACCTTTACAATCGGGTTGGCGACTGAATTCGGTGCGCTGTTGTATGCCACGATGAACGCAATATCCACGGAGAATCCGAAATATTCCTTAACGTCGCAAGTCATATCCGCGCTCGCGTCGCCTGCAATCTGCGACTGGTCGCCGACTGCGGTGTAATAGTGCGAACCGACAGGAAGCGCAATGTAAGGAAGTTCGACAACATCCCACTCGTGGAAATTAGCACGCGCCCTGCGGAGCGCCGCCCTGTCCACGCGGGTAAGCACGCCAACATTTCCGTCCTCAACAAAGTAGGCGGTCGCGAACTTGCCTGCCTCGTTCACAATGTTGTTCGTGTAGTGGAACACCTTGCCCGCATACTCGTTGCGCTTGTTCACCTCATTGTAGATGTCTTTCTGCGCAAGTTTGGAAACAATGGACTCGATGCCCGCACCTCCGATGACGTGGAGCATTCCCGGGTAGCAATTCGCACGCATAATCGCTCCGAGGTCGCCCATAAAGTTCTCGCGTGCAATCCACGGAACCTGCAGGCCATTCGCCGTCACGGTGTAATAGAGTTTGTCCTTGAATACCTGCGTCTTGTTGGTTTCGAGGGCTGCAATAGCCATCTCGTCCATCTTCGTTGCAAGTGCACGGCAAACCTTTTCCATCTTGCGGGCGAAATCGTGGTCATACGAAATCTCGTTGTTCATATACAACCCCGGCGTCATCGTGAATCCAACTCCGAGCGTTGCCCACTGCACCGTGTAGAGTTTGGAGGTGTTCTCGTCATCCGCGATGACACAGGAACGAGAATTTGAAACGACAACATCCCCGTCATAGTCTATGACCGGAATCTGAACCGTGTTGCCCATTGAGGCGAAAGCCCTCTCCCTCAGCACGGGCGAAATGATTGAATTCGCGGCGTTGGTCTGCTCGATGAAGAAATCGAGTGCACCATACTCGCACGGACGCGCCATATTCTTATCCAAAGCGGGATTTTCAACGCGCCAATTCTGCAATCGTGTAGCAATAAGTGACATAATTTTGAAAAATTAAAAGTTAATAAAAATTGTGCGGGTTGTCCCTTTGCCCGTGTGTTTGTCTTGTCTATCGTATAGGCAGCGTCTTGATGAACGCCGCGTTTTCCGTCCACGCCTGTTTCTTCTTCTCGTGGAACTCCGGCGAGGATGTCGCAAGCCCCTGCGACAACAGAGCCTTTGAAATCATGTCATCAGCCTCGGACTGCGTCCTCGCTCCGGAAAGGTCGATAACGCCGGATGCTCCGCCGTCCCCTCCCTCGTTTCCGGTCGTCCCCGCTCCGCTCGTCTTCTTTCCGGTTTCAAGCACTCCCATTGTCTTGAGTTCCCTCATAACAAGTTCGGTTGCGGTGTACGGGTTCAGATTGTTCTCCGGATTACGCATAACGGCTCCGTCCTGTCCCTTGAACACGAGGACTTTCCCGCCCTGTCCGTTGTCGATATATTCCGGCTGCATAGCGCGAACCGCCGCCTTTGCATTTCCGAGCAAAACGCGGGTCACAGCCTCCGGCAAGTCTGCCTTGAACTTGATTGCCCCCGATGCCTTTTCCAGTTCAGCATCAAGACGAACCCCGAACAATTCCTTTGCGTGCTCCGCCTTTGATGCGTCATATTTCGTTTTCAGTTCCGTGAAACTCTTTGTAACCGCCGCAAGGTCGGTCTGCGCCTGCTGCAACTTCTGCCGAGCCTCCGCGTCTGTTCCTCCGTCCGCGATGACTTTTTCAAGACGCGCCTTTTCCGCCGTCAGCGCGTCTATCTCGGTCTGCTTCGCCGCCGCGCTCTCCGCCTGCGTCCTCATTCCACCGATAACGCGCTTCGCGTAATCATACGTCTTCTCCGTTCCCTCTTTCGCCATTCCGGATGCCGCCAAAATGTCAGCGTCAAGCCCTCCGTATATCTCGCCTACCCTTTGGCCGATTACGGCTGCCTCGTCATTCCTCGACATTTCCGCTATCGCGTTAATCTGTTCGTCAGTCAGTGCGGCGGTTGCCGCGTTTGCCCTCAAAAGTTCGCTTGTAAGTGCCATAATTCTTTCCCTTTGAATTTGTTTTCGTTTGGTCGATTCACGCGGCTACTCGCCCTTTACGGTCAGTTTCACGATTGTTCCCGCCGCTGCATTCACGGCGCAAATCTCCGTCTTTGTCGCGCCGATGTTATAGCCAATAACCCTTGCCACACCGTTTGTTGTGGTCTTCAGTACCACGTCAAGAATGGTGTTGAGTTTAACGCACTGCGCAAGTTTCTGCTTCTGCGCGTCAGTCGCGTCCGCGATTCCTCCGGTAATCTCTATTACCAGGTCGTCCTGTTGTGCAATCTTTGCCATAATCGAAATTGTTTTAATGTTGTTTCACTTCTATCTCGCCCGTCTTCCGGTTCTTTCCGGTTCTGCCGGAATCACTCCCGCCGCTTTGAGTTCCGCAAGGATTTCGGCTTTCATCGCCGCCTTTTCCTCCTCCCTCTTTTCTGCCGCGTCCCTTTCAGCCCTCTCGTCCTGCGCCGCTCTCATCTGCGCAATTCTCACGGCCTGCTCTTTCTCCCATTCGGTCGGGTCGTGGAGCACCTCCATTTCATAACCCATTTTAAGCAACTGAACAGAGACGATTGCGCGGTACATCTTCGGGCCGAACTTCTGAATCGCCGGGCGCGAAATCTTCTGCCCCGTCTTCGGATTGTACTGCTTCACCTCAATCTTGACGTGATAGTATCGCTCCTCTCCTGCCGGAACCGCATAGTTTTCGGCGGTGATGTCCTCGATTGTCACGTTCTTTCCGTCTTTCGTCTTCATAAATTTGTTTTTTACTCGTTATTTACTTCTCGTGTCATGCACCTGCTCCCTCGCATACTGCTCGAACACTTCCTTTATTGCCGCTATCTTCCTGTCGAGCGGAATCGCGTCCCCAAATTCGAGGATGCTCGTGTTTTCCCTCTCAAATCTGCGTACAAAGTTAGAAAAATTTAACTTAATGCGTAATTCCGTGTCGTTTATCAAGCCCTTCGCCTGCAATTCCTGCAATTCTCCGAACGAAAGGTGCGAATACGGCTCCAATTCAGCAAGAATCTGCATTCGTCTCTTTGCGCTCGGATTGTTCCTATACTCCGTGTCGATTATCTGCTGCTGCAATGCGTCAAGTTCTCCCTCCGACGCTCCGGATTCCTTTGCCGTCTTGAACCTGTCCCGCAACTCCGTTGCAGTGGTCAGATAAAAGTCCGTGCCATAGTTCACCATTGAGGAAACGAAATAATCGCCGTAACGCAAACGGCAAATCGTGTCATCCACCCACTTCTGCGCTGCCTCAAATCCTTTCTTTATCCGGTTCAGTATCGTGGACTGGCTCTCGAAACTTGCGATAACCTGCTGCTCGTTGAACGCCTCGCGTGTCGTTATCTCCTCAACCTGCCCAACAACCGAGGTAATGATGTCCGAACGGAGCCGCTTTTCCTCCTCCACATTATAGTCGAGGCTGCTCCTGTCCACCGTCAGCATCTGCACCGGATTGCGCAAGTCGGGTTGATTCTCATCGTTGTTCGGCACTGGTATCTCAATGAACGAGCCGGGGCCGACTGTCCTCTTGTTTCCACATTTCGGGCAACGCTCCAAGATTCCGGCCGAATCCAACTTATACTGCCCCTGCCGATTTTTTATGAAGCCCCCGTCGCAATAGTCACCGTTTTCAGCATTTGACCAATCGCAACTCTGCTCATATCCGGAAAGTATCGGATAAGCCCCGTAAAGGTCGAGAATACGCTTTGATTCCGCAAAAAACAGAAACCAGTCCAATTTTTCAAGCTGTGAAGTCAGCGGGGAACACTTCACGTCCGGTTGGTTCAGGTCAATAGGCTCATTCCAAAAGAAACGCGCCGGACAAAAGCCCAGCCCGTGCGGATTCTCGAAAAGCGGCTCTCCCTCTATGTCGATTGTCGCGCCCCTCTTCAACGGCCACGCCCGATAAGTCTCATCATCAATCACGACAACGCGGTCTCGGTCACGGAACACTATCCAACGCATGACGCCCGTGTCGGGATCTGCATCATAAGCGACAATGCGGTCAATCGTAAGCCAATAGAAATAAGGCTCGGGAAATTCCGTTGTCTGCTCCGCCGGAACATCCACCACAAGCACCGAGTTTATTTCAGTCTTGAAATACTCCCACGCCTTTGTCTGCCATACCTGCGGTTCATGCAACCTGTTCGCCCTGTACTCCTCCCAATCGTTGCGGTAATCCGTGTTCACGAACTGCGAATCATTCACGGGGTTGCGCCCGTCAAATATCCTGCTCAACTTGTCAAAACAAACGCCCGTTATCTCGTTTGTTGCAACGGGATAACGGAACATTGTCTTGAATACCTTGAACTTGTCGTGTGGGAGAATATTCTGAACCCAATTCAGAAAGTCGGTCGCCTGCGAACACACGCACGGGGCGTTGAACGCGCTCACTCGTTTCTCGACGTGAAACTTAATCCTCTGTTGGTGCATCCTTGCCGCCAACAGATTCTGCGCGTTTCTTCCCTCGCGAACCTCTTTCCGGATTCTGTTTGTATCTAATCCCATTTTCGACAAATTCAAATTTTGAGTTTTCGGGGATATGCCACCCCGCCTTTGTCATACGCAACAGCCTTTCCGCGTGCGAAATCTCAAACTCCTGAGTAACGTCACCAACCGCCAACGTTACCGTTGTGGTCTTCGCTTTCATTACTTTTCCGCGTTTTCAAGTTCCGTCAGCGGGTTGAACTCCGGCGTGATGATTACGAGGTTGTCACTGTAGTTCTCCTCATAAGTCCACGAAATCGGGTTGTTGTCCTTTGCGTCATAGTTCCCGTGAAGCTTGCTGCCCACAAAGAATGAATGAATCGGAATCGGGTAATAAGTCGTCGCCGTGGTCTCGTCCTGTATTGCCTCGATGTTGCCCTTTTCGTCAAAAAGGAAAACTCCAAGGTTCTTTGCGTTGCTCTCACAGATAAGTGACTTCAACGCCTTTGCGACTGCCTGCGGAATCGCACGGAGCACTCCGGCAAACTGCACCGGATTCTCTCCGAGGACATCCGGAATCCCTCCGAGGTCATCGTTTCCACCGCTCGACTGACGGACATCTCCGCCGGAATCAGCCGGGGAATTGATGTAAGGGGTAACGACAATCTTTGTCCCGTCATTTGCACTCAACTTCGGCTCCCAGCTCTCAAGTTTCTTGATGCCCGCTGCGGTCGTGAACGAGTTGCGCTTTCCGTCTGTCTGCCTCAGCCTTGTAATCGCCACTTTCTGAATCTGCCCGAATGATTCGGAGCACGCAACGTTAGGCACGTTGGGAATTGCTTCCGCTGCCGGGCACTGACAAGTAATACTCATAATTCTTTAACGTTAAAAAGTTTATAAAATTGACTTCCGCGGCTTTCCCTTTGCCGTATCTGTCCGCAAATATAGTTATTTTCTTCAAAACTCGCGAATTTCGCGTTTTTATTCCAAATCCTATAAATAATATATCCGAACAAAGAAAACGCCGCAAATGGGCATTTATGCGCGTTATCCGCGAACACGCACCCCACGCGATGCCCTGCCGTATGGTTGCGCGTTCCCGTCCGCAATCTCCTTTTCCCATACCCCCACGAGCATATCCACCCCGTCATCATGCTCATTCGCGTCAAACTTTCGGAGAAAGTCCGTGATATGCCTGTAAAATTTCGGATAGGTATGCTCCCACCCAAAAGGCATTATAATCGCTTGATTCACGAAAGCCGCGCTCGTTATAATCCGCGATTCCTTGTTTGCCCCCTGATAGAATGGAACCGTAAGGGCGCGAATCTTCTTCTTTATCGTCTTTTCAAACTGCGAGCCTCCGTTATTGGATTCGACCCACACCTTTTCAGTTCCCTGCTCGTTTATCATCCGAGGCGTGGTCACGCTCGTAACCTCCGTGTCCGCATCCGTGAAGTCCACCGCCGTAATCAGCGCGTAAAGCAACGGCTCCCACCTGCGTTTGTTCTCATTCCACACCATTTCCTCACTCTTGTAGATGTCATAAGTAGCCGCCGCCAAATAGTCCGAACCGCTGTCTGCGACATCAATGTAGCATCCCTTTCGTATCGGCGTGCCCCAATCCGATTTATTTACCCAAGTCTTGAAAGGTTGGAACAACTTTCCGGAATCGTCACCCGGATTTCCTTGATAAAGGCACTGAAACTGGATTCCGTCAAGCCGCTTGCGCTCCAACAGATTCTCCCTTGAATGCCTTTCCGGCCATAACGCCGCCCCCGGCTCTCTCGGGTCTATCTCCGTGGGTTCTCCCGTCTTCAACGCCTCGAAGTTCACGACAACCCAAGTATTATCCGGCACGTTCTCCAACTCCTCCCAAGTAGTCGCGAATATATGTTTTTCCGTTTCGAGAATTTTCCCGATTACATCCTCCTTATTCCACCGCGTAAACACGATAAGTTGCTGCCCCCCGTTCCCCAAACGGGAAATGACGGTCGATGTGTACCACTCCCACACCGCAGCCCGCACAACAGGCGAACTCCCCTCCTTATAGTCCTTATACAAGTCATCAAGAATGACGCAATCAACCGCCCTCGATGTAAGCGCTCCCCCTCGTCCCACAACATAGAAACTGCCCGAATGGTCTATAAACTCGATAAGGTCGGTATTCCTCACATAACTTCCGCTGTTCACCCCGTTCATCCCGTTCAGATACGTCTTCGGAAAAACCCTTTGATATTCCTCGCTGTCTATAATCTTCTGCACGTCCCTATTGAACCCGTTAGCAATGGTTGCAGCGTATGACGCAAGGGCAATCTTCATATCCGGATTCAACCCCGCCATAAATGCAGGCAAGAAACGAGACGAGCCTTGCGATTTGCCACTTTGGGGCGGCGCTTGTATTATAAGCCGCCTAATCCTCCCGTGCGCGAACCTGTCAAGTATCTCATAATATGCACGATGAAAGGGCGTGGCGCAAAACTTCGGCTCAACATATTGTGCAAACCATATCATTCTGCGCCTCGCCCCCTCTATCTTGAAGTCCTCGACACGGATATTTGAAACATCAACCATAATTATTCCTTTTTGTTCAGCTCATCCAAAACCTGCCCCAACAACTCATCCGGAACTTTCGCAAGCGACACCTGCGATTCGCTCTCCGTCTTGACTTTCCCGTCTATCTGCGTACTGAGGCGGTTCTTCCACTTCTCCGGGCAAAGGTTACACAGGGCGAAAATCAGCGCGGGCGTGTCAGGCACGACTTTCTTCTTCTTCACAATCTGCTTCTTGATTATCGGGTTTCCCTCATTGTCCGAGGTATATTCCGTTTCCTTTTCCTCATACTCGAAGCCTGTTGCCCTGCGATACAGCGATGATTCCAACTCGGCAACCAAGGTCGAGCGGTATTCCTCCTTTGCCGTCTTAACCAAGTCGGCAAATTTCTCGTCAGTCCTTATCCAACGATAAAAGGCATTCCTGCCAACTCCTGCACTCGTGAACGCCTGTTTGTCCGTCATTCCCTGTTTCAGACCATCAAATATAATCGCCTTAATTTCCGGCGTGCATTTACACTTTGCCATCACCCTGCCTTTTGATTATTTTTCTGCGCCTCGCACTCTATATTCCTCGAACTTCTCGAAACGTGTTCTCCTTTATACATTCCTGCCCCCATTTCGTCA